TTTGGCATCTGACAAAGATCCACCAAGTGAGTCGGAACTCCATTGACAATTCTTGATTCCAATGTTTTGAAAAACGCACTCTTGTTCCAATTTCCACCGAATCCATCCAAAGCTGTCAAAACCTGAGAGATTCTAGGATAATCAAATTGTAAACTTCTTTGCAAGGAAGCATTTGAAGTTGAATTATTTCCACTGAGCAAATTGAAATAGCAATATCCCGCCTTAATGGCTCCATCTGTAAAATATTTGCCAAGAATAGTTCTACGAACCTTTGCTGCAAAATCTTCAATTTCTGACTTTTCAGCTTTAGACACAATTCCAACTCTGGATGAATCTATATCTCCTAATGCCATAGCAAGATAGAGATCGTTTTCTTCTCGCTTTTCAGCAAAAAGAATTTTGAAATTAAAATATAAAGCCGATGCATCAAATGGACTGAAGTAAAACAGACTTGAAACTTTTCCAACCGCACAGCATTTCCATTTCCCATCTTCTTGTTGGTAGATTGCACCAAATTTTCTCAAAAGCTCAAGAGTTTTATCGACGATAGAATCATCAAATTCTTTGCTTTGAAAATAAGCAAAGCTTCTTTTATACCAACTATGAACATCTTCAGTCGTTTCAATGTCTTCGTGATAGATTTCATTAACAAGGTGAAACGCCAAGACTTTATGATGATCTCCAAACTTCTCTAAGAGTTGCGATTCGATTCTATTTGGCTTGCTAAACTTTTTTCTGTACTTTGCTTCTTCTTGTCGCGGAACAAGAACATAAGCATCTCCCATTGGATCGATTCCCAATCTCCCAGATCGTCCAATCATCTGCAAAATATCATGTGTTTCAACTTCTTGAATGCCACGATGAACGCCAAGGATGATGACACGTCTTGCTGGAAGATTTAAACCCCAAGCCAAAGTTGAAGTTGCGACAATCACTCTGAATTTTGGATCATTTTTAAAACGATCTTCTACTTTAGCTCTTTCAGCAGATTCCAAGTCGGCATTGTGAAACTGAGCTTCAATTCCATAAGATTTCAACTCCTGCTTCATCATGTCGCCAGTTCTTTTTGTATGAGCAAAAATCAAAAACTTATCATCTGGATAGTTTTCAACAATTTGCATAGCAGAGCTAACTTTTTCCTCTTCAATCTGGTCGTATCTTCCAACATCATGATAAGACTCATAGTGAACAGTCAAAGGAACTGGTCTATACTGAGACGAAAGCATGAAGGTTTGTCTTCTTGTCAAACAATAAGAAATCCAATCAGCAATTTCTTCTACGTTTGGCATAGTTGCAGACAACAATACGATCCGTGCGTTCTTATTTATTTCTGTAAACTTCATCAGCCCAACTTCCAAATGGTCTCCACGACCAGGAACAGTTAGCAAATGTGATTCGTCAATAATAAGTGTGCCGATTTCTTTAAGAAACTTGTTTTGTTCAGATTTATAATTTCGACTTCTATGATTCAACATTTCAGAAGTCATGATGATTAAATTGGCATCATTAAGTTCTTGGGCACGATCTTTTGTAAGTCTATAATCGCCTGTGCAAATTGATATTTTTTGATCAGAGAAATGATATTTTGGATCTGTCCAATCGTTAATTTTTTCGCGAGCCAAAGCACGAAGTGGAGCCAAGAACATACCTTTTCCACCACGACGACGAACTTCATCAGCGAGAAACATTTCAGCGATTACTGTTTTCCCTGCTGATGTTGAAGCGGCAATGATGCCGTTGATGTCATCTTGGTTATAAAGCTCAAACACCCTGCTTTGAACAGGATTAAAGCTTTCAAATTTCCAGTTCGCATAAGGATATTGAGAGGTTGCCACAAGAACAGGTTGATCAGAGACTTTTTGAACTGGTGGCACTTTATTTCCTTTTTTGGAAGAACTCTTCGGCATATTGTTTCCTTATGATAGCAAATTAAAAATCAATAGCAAGATTAATCGGACATACAATATATAAATGAGTAACATTTTATTAGCAAGGAGTGCATATTTTATGTACAACAAAATTGTCTTACCAAGGAATTGGGATTTTATATCATCCCTTTTAGATTTTATTCCAAATTCAATCTTGGCTGGAAGTATTGTGGATCACATTCATCTATCATCGAATGTTGATACAGACGCCAGAATTCTTAAAGATGTCGATTTGGAAATAGACCAAGAAGATTATCAGGCGTTATTGACAAAGTGTAATATCGCTTATTCCGGCGAACCTGTAAAAGAAATTAAATTTGAGGATTTGGATTTAAGACTAATGAAATTTGAACTTTATACTTCCATTTTGATTTATCAGGGAGGCTATAAAAACAAACCGATTGACTTGTTTGTTCTTCCAGAAAAAAGAGCTTTCGAAACATTAAAAATAAAAGAATTTGATATTCGAATTCAAACAATTTCTTCAAGAAAAGAAGTGATTGATAGCATATTGGAAATTGATGCAAAAAACGCAAAACCGATGACTAAAATATGGCTTAAAAACAAACAGCAGATTCTTTCTAAAAGAAAAAATATACTTGATAAAAAACTAGCATCTATGGAGGGAAAATGAAAGATATTCAAGAAAATTTAAAAACATTAAATTCTAGCCACGCACAGGTTACAAACCTTGTTCCTGATCTTTTTTATTACAGCGACGAAGCTGAGATTTCGGAGCTAGGACAAACATCGGCAAACGCTTTTGCTGTTCAAGATGATGGAAAAATAGTAATCTGTGGATCTGGTTTAACCGACAAATACAAAGGCACATACACAAACAGTTTCTTTTTTGAAAAAAACATTTCAGTCATAAGAATTAATGCCAACGGATCACTAGATAAAACTTTTGTTGGACCTAGTGTGCAATTCGATGCGTACTTTGAAACAATTGATATTCAGCCTGATGGAAAGATAATCGTTGGTGGTGGTTTTAGTTATGAGTATAACTCAAAAACTTATGATTACATAATGAGACTAAACACAGATGGATCGATTGACGAAAATTTCAATTCTGGCTTCTCGACTTTGTTCAACAATGATGTGGACAAAGTTTTTGCCTTAAGCGATGGTATTTTAGTAACAGGAATTTTTAATGAATATAATGGAGATTTAGTTTTTGGCGGTTTCACAAAATTAAACTTGAATGGAACTATCAACACCGCATTTAACACCAATATACAGGCTTTATCAGGACTTAATAATATTGATAATACAAAAATATGTCCTTTGTCAAATGGAAAAATCATATTTTCTTATGATGATGATGGAGATGTAAAAATAGGAAGACTTAATTCTAATGGCACGCTGGATGAAACTTGGTCCTGTAATGCCGTTTTTTCAAATAATTCAATAATAATAATTGAAGATTCAGATAACAATATCATTGTATCAGTTGAAGGCACAATAATAGATTCCGTAACATATTACACGGTAGCAAGATTCAATTCAGAAGGGGTTATTGATAATTCATTTGTTTATCCAGAACCACAATCTGAATTTGAATTGTTCGCATTAGAATCACAGCCAGATGGGAAAATTCTTATTGGTGGTTGGATTTATGATTGTGGTGGCGAGCTTCAAAGATTTATCCAAAGATTAAATATTGATGGATCTTTAGACGATACATTTTCAAATCCATATTCATTTGATTTTATTATAAGGCAAATTAAATATTTAGGAAATGATGAAATTGGCGTAGGAGGATATTTTGCTAAACCATATAAGGGATTTTTAAAAGTTGATATGTCTGGAAGTCCAATAACAACTGGTATCCCAATCGAAAATAGAACCTTTGGCATTAAAGATGGCGGAAACGACTTGTATGATTTTGGAAATTTCATAAACACAGTGACAGGAGATCGTACAATTGGATATAACACTATAAAAGAAGGCGGTTTAATTGAACAGCCAATTAATGAAGAGGGATATGATTTTTACTCCATTCCTTGTACACACACACAATGTGAAAGTTTTTATAGCTTATACGATTTCACCAGTCCTTATGGATACGCTTATAAACCTGATGTTTTTGATGGAAAAGTAAAATCTGGGAGTGAATATTTTGGACCTAATAGCCAATACTTTACCCAAATGTATCCTGGCATGTTTGTTTTAATTGCAAAAAACATAGCCATACGTGAATTTTCTATTACTGGTGGAACTGGTTCTGGTTTTGAATATCCTTCAAAACAAGGAACGGTCACAGTAGATGTTTTTAGTTTGATGGCAAACGGAAAAGAGTACACCTGTTTTCTAAAAAGCGTTTCGGCAGTTCCAACAGGAAACCCTTATGATGATCCTTCGATCAATCAAATCATTATGGTTCCAGGAAATTTAGATGGCATCACGCATCTTTATGATGAAACTTCACAGTATGATGACCATTGTGTTCAGGGTTTATCAGACAGAACAGAAATTTACTACATCATGGTCAGTCGTGGAAACAATTTGGCTTTAGAAACAGATGATGCAAAAAAAGTAGCTCAACAGTTTTTAAATTTGGTTGCCGAAACACAACCTGTAAAAAGCTGTAGTGGGACTGGATGTACAACACAAACCGGAAAAGGAAAAGTTTGCATTTTGAACAGTGGATGCACATGTTCTAAATGGCGATATTTCTATCCAAATTGCACAAGAGCCAATGTCGTTGCTGGTTTATGCAATGGCAAATCTGGTGCTTATGTTCCGGCAATTACGGTTTGCAATCAAAGAATTTTTTAATTTAAAATTAAATCTAAGAAATAAAAACAAGGAGCGTGATCGTTTTAATTTCGATCACGCTCCTTGTTTATCAGAACGTGTTGGCAGTTGATCTTTTTTCAACTTCTTTAATGACCGATGCGTGCAGTGCGTCGATCATGTCGTACAATTCAATACTTGTTTCAGCCATTGCAAGCCAGCGATCAACCTCTCGGACGTTGGTCATGAAGTCTAAAACTTCTGCCAGATCGCCAGACAATCTTTGTCCAAGCCTCCCGACAAGGAACTTTAAATTCTCGTCCGAAAGACGTTGACAATACTCTTTTAAATGCATATCAGATTTTTTCATGGGGAAACACTCCACTAATGGATTCGTTAAACGAACTGAAGGATGCCTTCAGAGAAGAAAAACTAGAAGAATTACTTGTTGCAAATTGGACACAATTTTTGGACAGTTTCAAATTGCTAAGGTTTGTTTTGCAAAATGTAAAAGCAAACACAAATCGCCTCGCAATTATATCACAAAGTGAAATCAAATCCAAAGGAAGTTCAATTACACTTTCACGATGTCACTGGTCCAAAGCAGGATTTGTTATTTGGATTGAATTCCATGTTCCCCTAGCAAGCAATCAAGCAGCCGAAGGAACAATGGAAGCAAACCTCTCCTGCAATGGCAGTATAACACACATCAACACCATAGGAAATATATTTTGTGCCTAATTTGAAAAATTTTTAAACAACATCCAATCTTCGGACCTGTTCTCCATTTTGATCAACAAATTTCTCTTCAAAAACAATAGTCTTATCATTGTCATTAAATCGTAATCCCATATTATAAGAATCAAGACATGCTGTGCGTCCACCTTGAGATGCCATGACCCAACAATAGTCGTCTTGAATTTTTAGCTTTCCATCTTCATTTTCCTGAGTGAGTCCAATCTCCAATGTGACACCATCTGGCAAAATAAGCTCGATTTGTCCATGCTTCAGAAGATGCTCGACAATGCTCGCTTGGATTTTATTTTTTGTCATTTGTGGACCTCGTTTATAACTATGGTAACGTCGAAAAGAACGTTCATGGTATATATTCCACAAGGATTCTGAATGCTTTACTTCTGACAAAAAAACAGTATAATCGGGAAAAATCGTCGGAATTTCTCTGAAGGAGCTTGAGATGTTCAACTGCGTCGGGTCTCGTCTACCAAATAGCTATCTTGGAAAAGTGTCTCCAATCGAAACGCTATATGAATGGGAGTGTCAGCCACTCATGTTTGTCGCAGAGGGCAGAGATGGTCAAAAGATCCTCTTGCACAACATGGACATAAGCTTTTATTCAGAAACATACCAATACTGTGCCGTAAAGATTGATGACGAAACCATCGATCAAATAAAAAACAACGAAATCTCACTCTGCGACGCACTTGATCAACATGACCATAAGTGCTACATCGTAAACACAGACGAAAAACATAAAGTAAAATCTTTATACCAAGTAAAATTTTATCACATTCCTGGCGACTATCTTCCAAGCAGAGGCGTAAAGCTGCATCCTGATGAATCTTTTTCAAAGTAAAGGAATTCTTCGATACAGCAAAACAGAGAACGCAGGATACAAACTCGTAGTCGAGATTGATTCTGGGATATCTAAGTTCTATCGATCTCTAATTCCAAAATACATAAAAATTCAACCACAAAAATACGCACCACATATTTCTGTGGTGCGTAAAGCTTATGAACTAAATCTATCTTATTGGATGAAAAACGAAGGACACAGTGTTTCCTTCTTCTACTCCAATGTCATTCGCAATTGTGAAAAGTATTATTGGATCGACGTTTTCAGCGTCGAACTTGAAGAAATCAGAAAAGAACTGGGATTGCCGTTATGCAGCCAATTTATTAAACCACCAAAAGAATATATACATTGCTTCCATATCACTCTTGGAAATGTAAAATAAAGGATTATTTTGGAAAATGTATTAGGTTTTATTCATATTGGAAATTTAGGAAGAGGAAAAGAAATATTTTTTGATCAACTCGATTTAATCAAAAGATCAGGTTTATATTCAAAAACAAAACACGTGTATGTTGGAGTTGCTGGGCGATGTCTTGATTTTTGTTTTATAGATCCAAAAATAACAATCTTATCTCATGATCCCGTTTTAAGAAATGGCGAATGCTTATTGTTGAAATCCATGTATAAATATTGCCAAACATGCGAACCTGCAAAGATTTGGTACATACACACTAAAGGTGCAAGTGCTGTTGATCCAAAAAATCGATTATATCACAATCAAAACGCATGGCGAGAATACATGCAGTATTTTATAATTGAAAACCATGAAGATTGCATAGAAGCACTTAATGAATTTGATGTTTGTGGAGTTGAATTTATGAAGCTATACAAATATTTTATTGGAAATTTTTGGTGGGCAAATTCAGATTACATTAAAAAAATAAAAAATCCTATGTCAGAACACTTAAAAAAACCGATGAGCAATGAACGATTTGTTCACCCTTTAAGATATCTGGCAGAATTTGACTTCATTGGAAAAGGAGATCCAAAAGCTAAAAACTTTCACACCTTTGGAAAATTAATGTATGATTACCAAATACCAAAAAGATCATATATGAAAAACAAAGAATCAATAAGAGAAATTAAATTGATTTAGTGAGAACAATATATAAGATGGTTTTAATTACTAAAAAATACAAAATAAAGGATTATTTTGGAAAACATAATAGGATTTATTCATATTGGAAATTTAGGAAGAGGAAAAGAAATTTTCTTTGATCAAATGGATTTGATTAAAAGTTCTGGATTATATTCAAAAACAAAATGCATACAAATCGGAGTTGCAGGTGAATCTCTTGATTTTTGTTTTATAGATCCAAAAATAACAATTGTATCTCATGATGCAGTTTTAACAAATGGCGAGTGCCTATTGTTAAAAACTATGCATGAATATTGCCAAACGTGCGAACCTGTAAAAATTTGGTACATACACACTAAAGGCGCAAGATTTTATAATTCAAACATGCCGGTTTATTACCATGAAAACGGATGGAGAGATTATATGCAATATTTTGTAATTAAAAAACACGAAGATTGCATAGAAGCTCTCAATAAATTTGATGTTTGTGGAACAGAATGGGTTGAAATTGCAAACTGCAACATTTTTGCTGGCAATTTTTGGTGGGCAAATTCAAACTACATCAAAAAAATAAAAAATCCTATGACAAAAAACCTTTTTGGAGATATTAGATCTAGAGCAGAATTTGACTTTATTGGAAAAGGAAATCCAAAAGTCAAAAGCTTTCATACTCACGGAAGATTAATGTATGACCACCAAATACCAAAAAGCTCATACATGAAAAATGAAATTAAATTGATTTGAATCTTTCGCCTTTTTTAAGTTTTCTTCCCAACCATTCTGAAGGAAAATTAATTTTGATTGAATTGTTTATCCTGTTATCAACATAAATATCAATTGCCTTTTGATCATCATCAACTTTATAATTTTGTTTTATTCGCTCTAAAAGATCTGGATGATAACCAATAGCATTCTTCCAAATTGTATTTCCATAAACCTTCTTCAATTCATTTTGAGGATCTTTATAAGAAACAGACAGGTAATAACCACCTGTTGACCTTTCATTCCGCTGAAGTGCCTTAACAGTAACAACAACACTTGTTCCACTCACAACGAATCTATCGCCTGGTGAAATTTCGCCTTCTCCTGCAAGCTCTGTGTTCAATTCATAAATACGGCTAGGATCAAAAACGCAAATTTGATCTCCGTCTAAAAGACGATATAAACCCTTGCCTTTATAATAAACAGCATCAAATTTTGACTTCAGTTCATTTGTAAGATTAACGGTAGCTTGAATTCTTTTGCCTTCATCCATAGAGGCATCCATGTCATATCCATTTGCAAACCACCATTTCATCATGGTGTTCGTGCTTCCAAAGTTAATTGTTTCTAACCTTGGAACATCAAGATAATACTGTTTAAGACCTTTTGCTGTTCCAAAATTATAATCTTTGGCAATACTTTTGTTTGTCGTAAAATAAATGCCATATCCAAGGTGGTGAACTGGTGGCGGCACGCTAGATGACCCGTACCCTTTCATTTCATATCCATGAGAAACGTCGCCAGTTCTATGACTGCCTGTAAAGATCTTAAAACCCTGTGATGCAATTAAATCTCTTTTATCTTCACTGGTGCCATGATAAACAGGTCCAAAAAGATTTCTTGCTTTAGCTTCTTGATAGCTTATTTGTTGTACCTGTTCATTTAAATGCATCCATCCTTTAAAATTCACCCACCCTCCAGATCAATAAAAGTTCACCTGACTTGGTTGAAGATAAATATAATTAAAACCTTCAAAAATACATTCTTCTATTTCCATTTCATATGGAGACGGCATGGCATTACCTGTTTTGTCCACACAAACAGACCAGATGTAAATTTTTCGATTGTCTTTAAATATCTCAACTAAAGACAAATGGCTTGGTCCTAAAAACCTTCTTCCCAACTTACATACCAAACTAAAAGGTAAAAAAGGACTATTTTTACCATAAATTTGCAATGTTTCCATTAAATGATTGTCATAATCAGCTTTTTGATAATGCAATACAACTGGATATCCATCTAAAATTGCTTCTCTTTGTTTAAAAACAGACAAATCATCCTCCATCGCACTTGGCATAACTTTTGGGAAATTGTACTTAATCAATCTTTCGCCTAATGCTCGCATGCTATCAATAACGTCTTTTATTTTCAATTCCTTGTAGAACATAGTCTTTTTATCCTCTGCACAGGAATATGCCTTTTTATATATTGTTTAAACGCGAAACTTATCACTATATATGTCCTCTTGTGTTCCAATAACAATCTCGTTTTTTAAATCTTCATGCAAACAGTCAATTTGCTCATGAGATATTCGTCTTGCTCTATCGCTCATTACCCCTTGAAGACCTGTATTTTTTGACTGCGATACCAATCTTGACAAAAACCAAGATCGCACTTGCTGCATTCCTGCTGACAATTTATTTTGATTTGGCTTAAATCCTAAAAACTCAAAAACATCCAAAGGATCTAACCAACAATAACCTGACCACCTGTCACCAAACTGGTATGAACTTGGATGACCGCGATCTAAAGCAGTTTCAACGAAATGAATAATTAATCGAATCCAATTTTTTGCCATCCATGCACTCTTGCAGCATTCACTGTCCATAATCCTAAACTCAATCGTTTTACGTTTTTTATTTTGATAATGAAACGTATTTAAAGTGTAATACTTGCAACCACCAATCTTTTTAATCAAGCTTTCAGATGAATAGAATCCATCTTCGATATCGTCAAAGATATCAGACAAACCTAAAAATTGACAGTATTGGTTTTTTTTACGATTTACTGGAACCGAGTCTAAAAAAACAGGCTCACACTTTATCCACCAAGTAATTATACTGGCAATTTGATTCTCGTCTAAATCAGAAACATCTACATGCACATGGAACGAACATCTTTCGTCAGAAACAATTTTACGATCTTCTTTAAATGCATCCAGAACACGACAAAGTCGCATAACTCCGTTCCAACCTTTAAGAACAGGTGTGCAAACTTCCATTCCACAACTTGCATCTGGCTTTACCACCCAAACTTCATTGTTGTGATCGTGTCCCCATTTGCGAATCAAAACCCGTTCGTTCATGACACTGTGAACTAAATTTCCAACATAATAAATCCCATTAGGCAAAACGCCATCTTCGTGTCCAATAGGTCTATTTCTTGAATCAAAAGCGTTAATTTCTACTTCGGCGCCATATCGCCTCGTATAATCCAAACTCAAATTTTCTTTTTCTAGATCCATAATTATTTCCTATCTATAATAATTATAGGTTGTTCAAAATAAAGTCGATATAAATTTTAAAAAAAATCTTATAATATTAAAAGAAAGAGGTATTAAAATGTACGACATAGAAATTGTTGTTCCGGCAGAATTGGAATTCAAGCAAAGATTCATCGACTTTAAAAATCATGGAATATTAAATATAGGCAACACAAAAATAAAGCTCGTTCTTTTAGTTTCAAACGACAATAGTGAAGAATCTATAAAAGAACTAGAAGATGGTTGGCCAAAAGAAATAGAAGACGTTAGCATCGTAAGAACTCCATACAAACATGTGGCGCAAAGAATATATTACTATTACGATTCCATAATCGATCCCAATTCAGCACGTTGGTTTATGCGTATCGACGAAGACAGCGTAAACGATATAAGCGGATTGATGAAGAACCTAGAAGATCTTTTTGATCCTGACCGTGATCACCATTTAACGGGTCAGTTGTGCTATGATCTCTACGAACTAGAGATGCATGTTATGAAATCTTTAGGTTTTCACGAATGGTACAAACACGCTGCAACCGTGCCTCCTCACGAACATGAAATTTCTATAACGAGCCAAGCAGCCATGAAAAGAATTTTCAGCAACGAAACCGCAAAAAGATATTTCAATCTACGCAAAGACATCAAAGGTGGATATGGTGACCACGGACTTTGCTTGTGTGCTAGAATGGCAAAAATACACCCAACAATTGCAAATTTTTTAACAGTAAAATCAGACATTGTAAATTTTTCAACATTCGGCGGATGTCTAAACCACATACACTGGATAAGTCGAGACAGAAGCCCATTAATACTAGAATGGCTTGATGGAATTGATTACAAAAAATCATTAGACCTAAAAACCAAAGTTTATTCCATGAGAAGAATAAACACAAATCAAAAAGGATTAGTCAAGTTTTGTGAAGATGGTCGTGTAGAAGAAGTGTTTACAAACAAGCCTTCTGTTAAAATAGGCATATGGAAAATAAACAAGGAAAATAAAATTTCAATCTTCTTCAACGAACAAATAGAAAAAAGAACCCCATTGTTAAATTTTGACATTAACAATGAGGATGATTCTTTTTATTCTTCTATTTGCTCTGGGTATGAATTAAGAACAGGTCTTATCGACGATGTTTTTAATTAACCTTCCAATTCTTCATCGATATCATCATCATCGTCGTCTTTGACATCGCTAATTTCGACATCATCGCCTGGACGGAAGTTAATCGATTCCATATAAGGATCAAGATACTCTTTGATTTGCTCTGACGATTCTGCGTCGATCAAAGCTGGGCATTGCAAAAGAATGTCCATAGGAACGTCATTACGGTCCATGCTTGCCTTGAATTTGATCTCGGCGCCACCAGACCACGGCTCTTTAATCAAAAAGTTTCCAGCGCCTTTAATCTCTATTCGCTCGGCATCAAGCAAACAGGACAAAAGACCGCTTAAAGGATTAATTCCCTTGTCAAACAACAACTGAATGTTTTCTGACTCGACAAAAGGTCTGTGCGTCTTATTTTTGACGTTCTTCAGTTTTACATTAATCCCAAGAATTTTCTTTTTCTTAGCTGTAATCTTTCGTTCAATCTTCATTTGGGTCTTTGTTTCAAGACGACATGAAGCATAGAAAGGAAGAGCGTTACCGCCACCAGCAGTCGTTTTGGCTTGCATGCCCATCGGAGCAAATCCGCCAATTTTATCACGAGTCTGATTCAGGATTACGACAGTAGCGTTTCCCTTTTCCATGACCGTATTCAATTTGCGAAACTCACGAGAGCAAATCTTGGCCCTTTCACCTGGTTGCTCATTACCACCAACAATTCGTTTGAAGTCCGCAGCGGTATAGTTTTCAGGAAGCTTAACTTCCTTAAGCTCACGTTCGCTTGGAGATACACCAATTGAATCATAGACAATCACAATTGGAATGTCGATTGAAATCTTGGCACGCGCTGCTTCGATCACCTTATACATTTTTGCAAAGACCTGCTCCAAAGATTGTGGAGTGTGTCTTACAATGCGTTTGAGGTTACAGTGCGATGCCTGTTGAATAAATTCCTTGTTGGCGCTATTTTCACAGTCCATAAGAACTGGAATGCCTTTGGCTCGCTGACATCCAAAAAGAATGTTAGCACCAATCAATGATTTAGACGATGAATTAGGACCATAGATTTCAGTCAGCTTACCACCAGGAATTCCACCTGTGATAAATTGCCCTGAACAAATGTAGTTCAACGCAAGCGATCCTGTATCGACAAAATACTTTACAGAATCAATAGAGTCTAAAACATCGCCACCAGTTTGGTCAGCAAGCTCTTCAAAAAACAGATCATCAACGCCTTCGGAGGGTTTTTTCTTAGCCACGCTAATCCTCATTTTTAAAATTGTTATACAATTTGACTTTTCAAATTGTCTTATCGTAAAGTTCAGAAAAGATCAAAAATTTAAACCTGCCCATGATTTATGGGCAGGTTTATTAGCAAGACCTTACATATTCTCAAGGTCGTTCATGAAGTCTTCATCAGCCATTTGTTCTTCTTCAGAAGAAGAAGACGATGAAGAAGCAAAACTTGCTGCTGGCTTTGTCGTTGTGACTACAAGATCTTCACGAATCACGTCAGAAGCTGTGCTCGTAGATGCTTGTTTTCCGTTTGTACGGAATTCAGCAAGATCATCATCCTGCTCATCTTGACCAGAAGCCATTCCAGTGTGGACGCGAATAGCTTGCTTCAGTTCTTCTTGTGTCTTCAAAACACGAAGAGAATTGAGGTCATGAAGGCTATCCAGCCAAGATTCGAACTCTTTGACCGTGCCAACAGGACTGATCTCTTCAAACTTGGAAGCGTCGTAGTTAGGATATTCCGGTCCATTGCCGACCCTAACAGTCTTTTTGACAACGCGAAAATCTCGACCAGTCTTGGGATTTGTGATATCGCCAAGAGGAGCTTCGCCAGCCATATCATCACCCTTCATTGCACGAAGAATCTTTTCATAGATCACCTTCGGCGCCGAATAGACTTTAGGACCGACATTCTGCTTGGTTTCATTCGTTCTAGGATCTGTCTCTTGTCGAACAATTACATTGAAGTAATATCGCTCAACAGGCTTGATGTCACGGGCTTGATTTTGCAGCTTAACCTGCTCATCGCCAGACAGCTTTTCAGAATCCCGCCAAAGCATCGAATAGTATTTGCAAATGAAACAGTCGCCAACCCATCGAATACCTTTGTCTGTATCGATGCGATTGCGAGTGCAATGGTAGGCTCGCTTGTTTCCATTTCCCATGCTGAGATAATGCAAACGTGTAGCGCAATACCAATGGCTCCCGCCTTTTTTCTTAGGCAGAATTCGCATGATGACTTTGCCTTCGCGTTGCGTAGGCATGCGAACGAACTTTGCGTCTTCGCCAGTATTTGCGGAATTGGAATCAGCACTCATGTGCTTGAGTTCCTTTTCAAGTTCCGCCATATCTATACCTTCGTATTGTGCCAACGTAGCCTCCGTAGTGTTTTAGTAGTGTGAAAGTAGTGTGAAAGTAGTTTTTTGCGTACACATGGCATCTAGTGTTGCCATGCAGCACGCCCATGAGCAGTTTAATTGTTTTTAGACAATGTTTACTGCTCACGAGTACTGTTATAATTGATATCGACCAGTCACACAATAAATAAAAAATATATTTAAAACATTGTATTTACACCATATTTTTTTGCTGTAATGCATATTCTTCATGTGCTTCAGCCAAAGCGTCTGCCTTATCGGTTATTTTCAATGCTTTTTCATGCAATGCATCCATTTTCTCTCGCATTGTCATGTGCCCTTCGGATTCTAACTTTTCATTAACTTCATTACGCACTCTTTGTTCGGCTTCATACTCAGCTTCTAAGGCTTGTAAAACCTCAAGGTTTTTCTTAATCTTGTCAGATACAATACGCGCACGAATTGCATCAAACTCTGCTTCTTGCTTGGGATTGTTAAAAATAGGTTTTGGTTTTCCATTTGCCATTTCGTATGCTTCTTTTTCTCTTGCACGTTCTTCAATCATTTTTTTGTTTTCATTACGAGCAGACTCTTGACGAGCCAAAGCCTTTGTTTTGTTGAGTCGTTCACGATCTTTTTTCTTTTGTTCTTTTTGTCTTTTTGTTGTCATATTGCCGTTCCTAAAAAGTTAGACATCACTAAGAGAATAGTTATTTTTCAAAAAAACTCATCTTCTTCGAATATCTGGCATATTTGAATCCATGCTGGCACTTCCCCAAAACAGATTTCCGCCATCTTTTTTGGTTTGAGACTCTGAGAATCCAAGCTCTTTATCTGCAATTAAATTTATATTGCCTGGCACAAAATACTTGTCAGAAACCAATTGTTCGCGTCCCATGTCATCTTGCATAACATATATTTCTCCTAGACCAGAAGGAGTGCTTCTTTTTTCGAACACTGGATATTTTTTATCAGGCGTAAATCGAAGATTTTTTTGTTTGATCTCAACAATTTGCTGAGGCTCAGGAAAAAACACAACCCAATCAACTGGCTTTTTTGGTCTGTTCTGTTCGTGCGGATAAGCCTGACCCTGTATGTTAACATGGTTTCCATTATTTTGAACTGTGGCTGGCACATAATTTTGAATTGTTTGTGCCTGTGGTGTCTCTGGTGTTTCTGGTGGTACTTCTTGAACAACAAAAGTGTTTTCACTATTATCAAATAAAAACTTTCTGTTCTTTAAGATAATTCCGCCTTTGGTTTCCTTAAAGCTAATTGGCTTTTTTGAAAGCTCAAAAACTTCAGCGTTTACTATCCAAACGTCTCTTCTTGCCAACTGTCCCATAATAGAAGAAGCTAGTTTTTCATATGGAACATCGTCAAATGGATCGCCAACTTTCTTTTTGAAAGTTTTTATTTCTTCCTTATTGTATTCACCATCTATTCTTTCGTGATAGTGATATGTAACTTCAAATCCGATGGCACACCCCCTTACTTTATTACATAATATAGTCTTATTTTTGAACAATTCCTGTTCCGTATCTGGTTTTAAAAAAAACTGGTTTTCTGGTTTTGCTTTCACAAAATGCAACGAATGCGCTTTTCGCAGGTTCATGTCTACTTAAATAATCAGAAACAATGCATCCGTTTTCGCTTAAGCAATTCCAAGAAAAGTCCAAATACTGCAAATGCTCGTCATATCCGGCTTCATCATTAATTATGATTAAATCCCATGATTTTTTTGAAACGTGCTTATCAAAATCTCTGTCAAACAAACTTCCACAATGATAAATAGACTCGCCTTTAAACCTGAGCCTGATATTTGACCTTCCTATCCTACTTGCAATAAAGTCCTCTTTGGTTTTGTTAAGAGCCAAAAATGTTTTTACTGTTTTACAAGAAGCAAACAAACAACCTGTTAACAATCCCAAGTTAAAACCAAACTCTATAACATTTTGAGGCTTGATGTATTTCCCCAAATGATAATAAAATCCAGCGTAATTGGGATCTAAATAAGCAGCGGTCTTTCTTGAGTCTTCATCAATGAGTCGCAACCTATCTAACAGAATGCGACTACTCACGACCTGTTTTTGCAGATCATCTTCTAGTTTATCTTTAATATCTTCTAAGTCAAATTGATTCATCATAATTTTTTACTCTATCAAATAATAAATTAAAATAGTAAAGAAACATGGCAGATTTACACATTTATGCAGAAACTGGTGCGATAGGCGATACGGCTCTCAATTTGTGCCGTATAAATGTCGCTTTGTCTAATAGCAATTGCGAAAAAGCCGTTGTGCATACGTCGCCAATCTTAAAGGCAAATGGATTGCAAATCAAAACAAATCCAATAGTTCATGAAATTCTAAAAAGAACAAGCTTTATTCGTGAAGTTGTTACAGATGTTGATCATAATGACAGAGAGTCGTTTACTAAAAGCAAAAAATATGGCGTTCCAATTCATCAACCATTTGAATTTAGAGAAAAGAACAACATTCTGGAGTGGGTTGATTTAAAAGAATTCATTCCTGAAAAGTCGGAAGTAAAAACAGCACTGTTTCAAGCAATAAGCTTAAAAACAAAACCAAAAAAACACCTTGATGATTACATTCCAGTTTGGGACAGATGTCTTAAAACTCTAATCAAAAAAGGCTACAGAATAGTAATGGTTGGAGCAGAAGACGATCCTATCGATTTATGCGTCAATAAAAAACACATGTCACATATAGTAAACAAGTGCGGATCATGGTCCATGCTTGAGTCGATAGCATTTACGCTATACGAAGCTGATGTCGTACTATCTTGTGATAGCTGGGCTGGCTTATGGGGAGCCGCTGCACGCAAGCCTACGGCTATTGCTTGGGGATATAGAATGGAAAACAATATCGACTATTGGGTCACAAACTTTTTAGGCAATAGGGATATCTATGAATATGGCTGGTCATCACAAAAAGATTACTGCGATGCACATCTGGCACATTATCTGAGCACCCTATGAACAAATACGATTTTCTCATAATTGGATCGGGTTTTTTTGGCAGCACTTTTGCAAGAAAGGCTACAGACGCAGGCAAAACTTGTCTTGTGATGGATCGTCTGCCTCACATTGCTGGTGCTGCACATGACAAAAAAGACGAATCAGGAATCATGGTGTCTCAATATGGAGCACACATTCTTCACTCGCACAGCGACGAAGTTTGGAATTTCCTCTGTCAATTTTCTGAAATCATTCCATTTATAAACAAACCAAAAGTCTTATCTGGAAACAAAGTTTATTCTTTCCCGATTAACATGATGACTCTTCATCAGCTTTGGGGAGTTATAACACCAGAAGAAGCATATAAAAAAATCCAGTCAGTTCGCATCAAGCACGACAACCCAAGAAACTTTGAAGAATGGGCTTTAGACAAAATTGGACGTGAGCTTTACGAAATGTTCATTTATGGATATACAAAAAAACAATACTTTAAAGAACCTAAAGAGCTTCCAAGTTCAATCATACAAAGACTTCCCATCAGATTAAACTACGAAGAAAATTACTTTACAACAAAGCATCAAGGAATTCCAAAAGAAGGATATACGAATCTTGTTAAAAACATGTTGAGTGGTATTTCTGTTGAGCTTGGAAAAGATTTTTTTGACATAAAAGACAAGTGGCAATCTTATGCAAAACACCTTGTATACACTGGACCTGTTGATAAATTCTTTGAATATCAATATGGGGATCTTGAATATAACACACTAAAATTTGAACACAAAAAATTCCAAGGCAACTTTCAAGGAAACGCTGTGTTTAATCACGTCGATTCAAATGTTCCTTATATTAGAACGGTTGAACACAAGCATTTTTACAAATCTGGTCCGAAACATGATTTGGAAATTGGAGATGAAACTACAATTGTGAGCTATGACATTCCAATACAATTTAAAGATCATCCTGAACCATATTACCCAATTCGGGACGAACGAAACTCAATGTTGTATGCTAAATATTTTGAACTTAAAAAAGACTTGAACAACGTTACGTTTGGTGGTCGTCTTGGTGAATACAAATATCTGGACATGGACCAATCTATAGCATCGGCAATGTCAAAATTGGAAAAAATGATTGGAAAATCATGATGAAATTAGACTATTTAGTTGCAGGTACTGGTCGATGTGGAACTGTTTATATGGCTCGGCTATTAACGAGTCTAGGGATAAACTGTCTTCATGAAGGGGTTTTTGGTAATGAGGGATTAGAAGTTGCTAAAAGTATTTTAAATGGCGAAAAAGAATTTGATACAAGCTATTGTTCAAAACACGATCTCTTAAAAGACGATGAACCAATTGAAGACTGGATAGATTTAAGCAATATACAAGCAGAATCGAGTTATATGTCTGTTCCTTTTTTAGATGATGAAATTTTAAAAAACACAAAGATCATCCATGTTGTAAGAAATCCATTAAATGTAATAAGTTCTCATATTGAGGATGTGCGTTTTTTTACAAACGAAAGAATCGAATATGATCCATATGCAAAATTTGTTTGTGATTGCGTCCCAGAAATATGGGAAATAGAAAACGAAATAGAAAGAGCTTGTTTTTACTATGTCTACTGGAATGGCTTAATTGAAAAATCCAAAAAAGAAAATTACTTTTTTCACAAAGTCGAAAACAATTGCAATCAAAATCTTTTAGATTTTTTAAACAAAGAAAAAGCCGTTGATGTGTTTTCCAATAAAACCATCAACAGTTGGAAAAAAAGAGAAAAAAATATTCAAATAAAAGAAATTCCAGAAGGATCAATAAAAAATTCATTTATTGAAATTATGGAAAAATACGAATATAGAAAAAACGCCAACGCAATTTTTTTTTAATCCTTGTTTAAAAATTTACTTATGAAATCTACAACTTCCATGTTTTTATATAAAAA